GTTCTCTGAATATCAGAATCAGAACCCGATGGCCTGGGACTTGTCGCGCCCCATCCTGGCGGAAAACGGCGGCTTTGCGTGGCTCAATGGCACGCCGCGAGGTGAAAACCACTTCTTCGACATGCTGAACGTGAACAAGGATAATCCATCCTGGTTCACGACGGTGCTTACCGTGGATGACACGCACGCTATCACGATGGCCGACATTGACGAGGAGCGTCGGTCAGGGATGAGCGAGGCGATGATTCGGCAGGAGTTTTACTGCGACTTCACGGCCCCGAATGAGCGCGCAATCTATGGGAGGTTTATGAACGACGCTCTAGCACAACAACGCATTGGTGCTTTTCCGGTGGATGGTCGCGCCCCTGTTCATACCTTTTGGGACTTGGGCAGTCCGAAGAACACCGTTGTTTGGTATGGTCAGCCGTTGCCGTATGGTGTCATGCGCTGGATCGACTGCGATTATGGGCTTGAGTTAACGCTAGCGGAGCGTGTGGCGCACATGAACAAAAAGGGGTTCAACTTCGGAAAGCACTTCATGCCGCATGATGCGCGGCAGACGGCGCGGCACGGCAAGACATTCGAGCAAGACGCAAGGGATGCGGGCTTGAAAAACATCGTCGTCGTTCCGCAGACTTCCAACATCTGGACCGGGATCAACCGCGTTTCCGAACTGTTCCCGACATTTGAGTTTCGCTCGCCAGCTTGTGACGTGGGAGTCAAAGGCTTGAAGGCTTACGAGTCGGCCCCTGAATCAAGCGGCGGCATCGTTCGCAACGAGCCGCTTCATACCTGGGCAAGTCACATTGCGGACGGGTTGCGGACGTATGCAGAGGCGGAGTCGCACGGCTTGCTGCCTTCGTGTTCCGTAGGCGGGCAATCTCGCCAAGTTCAAATCCTAACCGCCTTCCGATGACGCCACTAGCTCTAGCGATGCAAGTTTATGAGCGCGAGGAATGCGCGAGACCTTTCGTTGAGGACTACCAAGCGCATCTCATCACGGGGCATGTCTTCCACAACGATCAATTCTTTTGCATGGGGCGGGCCGTCAATCGCTCCGCTCCCGTGGCTGAACTGCTAGACCCTTGGCGCATCTTCGATGAGGACAAAGCCGACGCTTGGCTTGTCTGGCTGGTGGCTGGCGACATGGCGAAGGCGTGGGCTTCCTTCCCCTCGGCAAAACCTTGGATCGGGTTCCAGCGGTCCAATCGTTTGCGCTGGCGGAAGTTTAACCGGCTTGAATCGCTGGTGTTGAGGACTCCATAAAGCGCTTGATTTCTCCCGAATTGGTCGGCGTAATTGAGCATGTGGCACTCACACACTCGATTTGAAGCTCTCGGACACTGCCGTCTTTACAAGGGCAAGAACGACACATCCAAGCAGGACAAGCTAGCCGCGCAGCAAATGCAGCTTTCGCGGCAGCAACACCAGGAAAATCTCGCCATTGCACAGGCGCAGCTTGATCTTGCTAATCAGCCGATACCAGACGCGCCCCCAACGCCCCCGCCAGTGACCGAAACAAGCGCGGATGTGGCGCAAGCTGAGGACATTCAACGCAAGCGCCTTCGTGCGAAGTCTGGCAATAGGTCCGTCTTCGCGGGTGAAACGAAAGGCTACCTCGGCGGCGTCGCTTCCTCACTCGGCAAAGCTGGAGGCCCCGCCTAATGGGTGCCAACGCCACAGCGATTCGCGAGCGCTACGACTCGCTTGCTAGCGAACAAGCCGGATGGTTGAGCGCGTGGCGTGAGGTGCGGAAATACACGCATCCACGGAATGCTGTCACCAGCACGAAAAAGCCGACAGGGACAGCGCCCGATACTTCAACAACCACGCAACTTTTCGACCTCACGGCCTGTCACGCTAGCGCGGAGCTTGCAGCCGCTTACGTGCATTGGCTTTGCTCGAATGAGGACGCATGGTTCCGTCTGGATCATCCGGTTAAATCTTCCGTCGTGGAAGACTGGTGCGACAAGGCAACGGAAGTCTATCGTGCGGAAGTGCTCGGCTCCAATTTCTATGAGAAGATCATGGAGGCTTTCTTGGAGCTAAACGGCCCTGGCACAGCCGCTGCGGCTATTGGGATGGGGGAAGACGGCCTTGAGTTTGAAAGCTGGCGCTGTGGTCAATTCGTGTTTGCTGAGAACGCGAAGGGCAAAGCCGACGAGGTAATCAGGAAATACAGCCTAACGGCAAAGGCCGCGCTGCAAGAGTTTGGCGACAAATGCCCGCTCCAAGTGAAGCAAGACGCGGAGAATCCAGCGAAGGCGAGCACGAAACACGCCTTTCTCCATTCGGTCTACTACCGGAAGCCTGAAGACATCAAGGCCGTGGACGCTGCGAAGCGCGAGGCTGGCAGCGTTGAGGCGTTGCCGATTGCTTCCTGCTATGTTCATTACGACAGCAAGACGCTTGTGCGCGAGGGCGGCATGTCCGTCATGCCGGTAGCCGTGGGCCGTTACATGGTTTGGCCTTCGGATGATGAGAGCGATGAAATTTTCGGCTACTCTCCCGGCTTCATGGCTCTTGCCGATGCTCGCAACGCCAACTATCTCCGCGAGCAAGAGCTAACATTGGCAGGCATTGCAGCCGGTCCTCGCGTCCTGATTCCGAAGACGCATCAAGGCCCCGTTGATCTTCGCCGCAACGGCGTAACTTTCGTTGACGACATGGCCAACGCCCCGCGTGAGTGGGCCACGGCTGGCAACTTCCAGATTGCTCGCGAGTCGCTTGAAGACTGCCGCCGCGCCATCGAGCGCGTGTTTCAGACTCAACTCGTTCGCCAGTTCGGAAGCCTCAACAAGCAAATGACAGCGACGGAAGTAGCAGCTCGGCAACGCGAGGCGCTTGTGTTGTTTGCTCCCGCCGTCTCGCGTCGGCTGACTGAGTTGATTCAACCGCTTCTCGAAGCTGGCTTTGCCATGCTTTACAATCGCGGCGCGTTCCCCGACGTGCCCGCAGAAATGCAGAGCGAAGGCGGCGTGATTCCGCCAGCGGTGAAGTTCACTAGCCGCATTGTTCTAGCGATTGAAGCGCTCAAGACCGAAGGCTTCCTGTCGGTTATGGAGATTGGCGGCAGCATCGCGGCGATTAAGCCCGACGTGCTTGACAACATCGACATTGATAAGGGTTATCGTGAACTGGCACGCGCTCGCGGCGTGGACCCTGACACCATCCGGCCAGAGCTTGAGCGCGACGACATGCGAGCACAACGCGCCGAAGCGCAGGCGGCACAACAACAACAAATGATGATGATGGAGGCCGCGAAGAATCCCGAAGTCGTGAAGCAAATTGCGGCAGCACAAGGAGGGCAAGCGTGAACAACCTTATCGCCCAACTCGAAGCAACGGAAGGCTGGGACGAGGCCGCTAGCGCTATGATGGCGACTCCTGGCGGGCATAAAGCGCTAACGATTCTCTGCGCGTTCGAGCATCCGCTGAACAACCCCTTTACCGAATCTGACCCGATTGCTGCCGCTGTTCGCGCTGGTCGTCGGGAAGTCATCGCTGCTCTATTCAGGGCGGCACCAAACACACAGCAACCACCCAAAGAACATGGCCAACATATCGAAAGCAGAACGCGCAAGACGCGAGGCAGAAAAGCAGAAACTAGCAACCAATGAGCAAGACCAAGCGCCGCCCGTTCACAAAGTCGAAAGTGGCGGACAAGACTTGTCGCAGTCACGGGAGGTGTCCATACTGCCAGAGCAACCGGCAGCACAAGCACCGCAAGCGGATGATGCTGGAGTAATCCCGCCTTGCCCACCTATGTCTCCGCAACTTGGCGCTCGGACGCCCGAGGTGGTTGAGTGGGTGAAGCAATACGAGCCACAGCGTTTTGCTAGCTACTATCAGGTGAAATGGCCGCATCTCTACGGCACCGACGCGAAAGCCAATTAATCCACCATGAAGCACAACACACTCCTTCTCGAATCCACAGACGGCGCGGCACCAGTTGCTGATGCTGGGCATTCTATTGTTTCCGGCCTTGTCACAGATTCGCCAACGCCAAGCACGCCTACTTCGACGCACGACTATCACAAGTATGTCGGGAAGGATGGCGCGTTGTCTGACGGCTGGGAAAGCCTCGTCGATGAAGGCTATCGTGGCACCGTCAAGGGGACAAAGACCGTTGGCGACTTGGTAAAGCGCCTGCATGACAACCAAGCGGCAGCGCGCGCGAAGTCTGAGGGAATGCTCAAGGTTCCAGGCAATGACGCGACGCCCGAACAACTCGCAGACTTCCGTAGGGCCCTGGGCGTGCCAGAGAAGCCGGAAGACTATGGCATTACGAAGCCTGCCGAACTGCCGGAAGGTGTCGAGTGGGATGATGAACTTGTGGGCAACTTCACCAAGTTTGCCCATGAAACCGGCCTGCCTCCCAAGCAAGCGAAGGCCGCTGTGGAGTGGCACGCGAAGGCCATGGCTGCAAAGGCGGAGAAGGGCCGCGAAGAGCTAAGCACGTTCTTGCAAGATCAAACCAAGCAAGTGCTGGAGCATTTCGGCAACGACAAGGGCAAAGCAGCGGAGCAAATCGGCGGCATTCTCAAAGAGGCGGAGCAATACGGGATTACTCCACACTCTGCCGACCTGCTAAGCGCTGGAACGTGGAAATATATGCTGGCTGTGCGCGGGGAGCGTGACGAGCTGGCGGCGAAGGTGAAGGCTCTCACGGGCGAAGATGTAGTCACGGGTAGGGGCAAGGGCGGCACCGTGGTTGCTAATCCTCGCGCCGAAGCGAAAGCCATCATGTCTGAGCCTGGATGGCATAAAGACGCGGCTAAGCAGGCGAAGGTAAACGAGCTTTACGCGATGGCGGCAGCGCAGGGTTAAGGACTCAACTTTCCTCTTGCACTCGCTAAAAGTGTTCAATAGACTTCACCCAAGTTAAGGCGGCTCCTTGGTAGGACTTCCCGCTCGCACGAACTGACCGTCTCGACTCCCCGCAGGGGACTTCTCGGCATCGCGGGCAGTGGCTTCAAATCCACTTCTTCTACCTATCTCGCCTTTATGGCTGCACAATCCATTCCTGCCGATTTCGGCATCAAGTTTGCGGACGCCTGGGAAACCCAGCTCCAGCAAGAAAACTCCAAACTGGGAGCGACGATCATCGTTGATTCCGGTATCACTGACGGCGTTACGGAACGCTGGGTGAAAGACCTGCAAAACAACTTTGAGTTCGTTGAGAACAACAGTCGTTTTGGCAACCAGAACCCAAAAGAAGTCACAAGTGAGGATCGCCGCTTGGCAATCCGCAACTTTGAAGCCTTCTACAAGTTCGACCGCAACGACAAGGCCAGCCTGCAAAACGCGCACCTTCCTGACTCGGAAGTGATGATGTCTTTGCGCTTTGCCTGGAACCGCAAGATTGACGACATCATCATCGAAGGTGCTGCCGGTAACGTCTATGTCTCGCCTCGCGAAGCTCCAGTGGCAACGGCACTGCCAGCGGCTCAACAGGTCGGCGTCAACTACGTCATCACGGGCTCGGCTGCCCCTAGCGGCATGACTCCCTGGAAGATCCTTGAAGGCATCCGCATCATGGAGACTGACGAGGTGGACATTGTGGCAGAGCCTCCGGTTCTCGTCATGTCGCCGCTTCAAAAGCAAGACCTGATCTATTTCGTCTCAACGGCTCCGCAGGACCATTGGGCGAAGATGATCGGCGCTTGGTTGGAGAAGCCTGCAATGGGCCTTTTCGGCTGCGAGGTCATCATCAGCAACCGCCTCTCGGTGGCTAGCTCGGTGCGCACTTGCCTCCTTTACACCCGTCGCGCATTCCTCGGTGCCCGCAACAAGTTCGAGTTCAAGGTGGATGAACTGGCTACGGCCCGTCACGCCATCCAAATCTCGGCCTATGCGCAAACGGGCATTGTTCGCCGCTGGGACAAGCGGGTTATCACCATCGCCTGCGACGAAAGCTAAACCCCTGACTTGAACTAGACCATGGCTAACTACGATTCCACTTACTTCACCGCAGAAACTGCCGCCAATCTGGCGAGGCGCAACAATGCGCCAAACGCTGGAGTGCTGACACAGCCGCTTGAACAAGCAATTGTGAGCGTCACTATCGACGCCAGCATTACGCCCTCCGACTTCCTCCGTTTGATGACGATCAAGAAGCCGGGACGCGTGCTCATTCCAGAACTCTCGCGGGTTCGGGTGAGCAACGCCAGTTCAAGCATTGCCTTCGTCTTGCAACGCCTACCCCTCACGGGTTCGGCTGTGACGCTGACGGCAACCTCGGGCACTCTAACCACGGCAGGCACCGCCTTTGCTGCGGTCGATGGCACCACGGCACCGGTTGAACTGAGCATCGGCGACATCATCCAAGCCGACGTGACCGCCGAAACCGGCGTGGCCTGCACTTACACGTTTGAACTCACGTTCCGCGTGTCGGGTCAAGCATAACAACCTTGCACGGGCAACCGTGCATCAACTGGCTCGTCGTCGTTTAGGTGTTGGACGGCGGCGGGCCTTTACATTTTCCATGGCGTTGACTGAATCGGACATCGCGAATCTTGCCCTTCTCCACCTTGGCGACAAGGGGAGTATCACGACTCTAGCCACGGACACCACGCCAGAAGCGCGCAAGCTCCGCGCCCTGTATGAAGTCCGGCGTGATTCCTTGCTTCGTTCCTATCCTTGGAACTTCGCCACCAAGCGGGCAAGGCTTGCCATTACCTACACCTCGTTTTCTAGCTCGGCCCTGACCGATAGCGGCAGCGACGATTTAATCAAAGTCACGGCAACGGCTCACGGCCTAGTGACCGGCAACCGTGTTACTATCGTCAACGTCGAGGGCACGGTGAACGCGAATGGAACGTGGCCAATTACCAAGATCGACAACAACAACTTTACGCTAGACGGCTCAAGTTGGAGCGGTGCTTACACCAGCGGCACGGGCAAATGGGTGCAAGCTCCGGCCTTCGGTCGCTCGTATCAGCACACACTGCCGACGGACTGCTTGCGCGTGCTAAGTGCTAACGAGATGCCAGCGGGCGCGGGCCGTGCGAAGTTCAACACGGAAGCGGGCAAGCTGCTTATCGACTCCGACGCAGTAGAGCTGGCCTATGTCGCCAAGATCACTGACCCCGCTTTGTGGGGCGCGTTGTTCGTCCAAGTGTTCGCCTTGGACCTAGCGGCGGCGGCAGCGCTGGGACTGACTCAGAGCAGCCAGCGACGGCAGGAATTACAGGCGGAGATGTTCACGCTTCTGCGCGAGGCAAAGGGCACCGACGCCATGGAGAGCAGCGCATGGGTAATCATGCCCGATGAAGACCCCGACACCTTTAACGTGAGAAACTTCGGCGTATGGCCAACAGGAAACTAATTTCATCCTTCAACGGTGGCGAGATGTCGCCGCTCCTTGACGCTCGGCTTGATAGCGAGCGGGCGATAAATGGTTGCCGGACGTTGAAAAACTTTGTCCCGAAGCCTCAAGGCGGGGCGATTTACCGGCCTCCTACCGAATATCTGGGCAGCACTAAAAGCGATGCGAAGGCGCGCTTTCTGCCCTTCAATTTCAGCACTAGCACGCGTTTCGTTATCGAGCTAACCAACCTCAAGGCCCGCTTCTGGAGCAACGGGGCGCTTGTGCAAAGCGACGGTTCTCCGCTGGAAGTGACAACGCCTTGGCCTGAGTCGGCATTGTTTGCCATTCAGTATTTCCAGGAGAATGACATCATCTGGCTCACGCATCCCGACTACGCGCCTCATAAGTTGGTTCGTATCGCTGATGATAACTGGCAGCTTTCGCAGTTTGAACCCGACTGGCCGCCCATCCTCTACGACGACTATGTTGAAGAGCAAGCGGCGGCAAAGAGAGACCCGAATGCGAGGCTTTCTGTTTCGCTTGGCGCTACTAGCACGACCTCGGGGATTAACGACTGCCAAGAGAATTATGTCGTAACTACGCAAGGCACGTTCACGGGAACGATTCAGGTTCAGCGGAAAGAGGCTGACATTGGCGACGGCACGGGCGGCACTTGGACGACTGTTAACACGATTACAAACAGCACGGGAACGGTTGAATACGACCGCTACACGGGCGAAGCGCTACCGCTAGACCGTGAGAACGCCGCCGTGTGGCTGCGCTTGATCGTGACACGCACTAGCGGCACGGGCACGGCGAAGATTTACCGCGTGAGCTATCCAGGCGGCAAGGCTGCGACAACAACGGTAACGCCTATTTTCTATGACAATGGGGCCGCAACAACTGGCATGGCCGGGGAATTCATCGGGCTACGGGCCAACGCCCGCTTGTGGAAAGGCAACATGGTTGGAACCGTGATTCAACTCGCGCAAACCCGCACCAACGCCAAACTTTCCCGCACACTTTCTGCCAGCGGCACCAGTGCCACTAACCTTAGAATGTCGGGCCAGTGGGTAATTTCGACGGTTGGGACATGGTTCGGCACAATCGCGGTAGAGGTGCAAGACCCGCTTACAAGCGAATGGGAAGTTGAGCGCTTTTGGGATTCGAGCGGTAATCGTAATATCAGCGACACGGGCGAAATCTCGGGAATGCGGAACGTGCGGCTGAAATTCACCGTTGCTTCTGGCACGCCTAGCGGCTCGCCGACTGCCTACTTGCAACCCATTGAAGCGCGGGCGCTAAGTCTGGTGAAGATTGATACGGTTTACC